AATAGAATTCTTTTATTTTTGCCCCATAAATCAATTTCGCACAATTCATACAACAACTATGCGTACAAAATAAACTAGCACCCTCGGAAGACTCATGAGAAGAAGATATCTTCATCAACATTGCTTCTTCCGCATGAGTCACACAAGATTTTGTTTTTAAATAATATCGCTTCCACTCATCAGTGAGTATGTTGGATTTTTGTTCATATGGATATTTTTCATATAGTTCATAAAATTCTAAATTGGAAGAATCCTCTTCAGTTACAAAAATTTTATTTTCACAAACATTATCCCATCCACGAGGAGTGCCATTCCAAGAAAAACTGATTATATTATCATTCTTAACCAGAACCGCACCAACTTTCAATTTTTGAGCATATGATAATTGTGCAGTTCTTTCAGCAACATCCATATAATAATCAATCATTCTTTGCTTCATATCAAAAAACAGATTTATTCGTTTGATACAAATGACATATTTTCCTTCAACATATAGCGCAATGTTCTATCGGTTGGAGCCTTCTTTACTGCCATGAATGTTTTTCCTTCAATAACTTTTTCCGGAAAATCTTTTGATGTGTAATATAGGTCAGAATTGATTTTACTCTTTACCTTTACTAGTGGTGAGATAAGACCTTTCTTCTTAGCCATTTTTATTCTCCAATGTTTTAGCAAACATATATTATAATATAATTTGAAATATAAGTCAAGGGGGGATTCCCCAATTTTGGCAGAATATATATAATTATTTTGACCAACAATTATATTAAAAATACTTTCCCGAAGGCAAAGTAGTTGCTGGTTCCGCCGCCAGCATCCCTTTTTCGTATGGATCGGTTATATTAGACGCCAGATTTTTTATTTATTACTTCGCATGATCTGGACTCGAAGACTTTAATATCTATTTATATATTTTTGTTATAATTTTTCTTAGATCCAATAGAATATTTTTGCTCTAGAATCCACTCATTTTTTTCTCGGTGAGTTAAAATTTTAATTTGACTCAAATCTACAACATTAGATTCAACCAAATTTTTATCTTTAATTTCCAACAACTCCCATTGTTCCAATAGTATGGTAATGGTGTTTCTTCTAGCAATATCATTTTCCGACAAATCGGAAGTTCTTCCATCTAAAAGAAACAATTCTTTAAAGTGTAAAATGTGATAAAATCCTTGTTTATGTAAAATGTGACAACTCTGCCAAAGGACTTTTTCTTTTCTTGATGCGACACCAATTCTTGACAGCGTTTCTTTGACTTTTAAAAAATCATCATCAGTTTTTAATTCAATAGGAACTCCATAACCTTTAAATAGATCCATACTCATGCTAATATTTCTCCAAATATAAAATATAATTATTAATATTTATGTTATTTGGATTTTCCGCCTTTGTCTAACTTATCTTCAATATATTTCAACTGTTCCTTTGTCAAAAGAGAAAGTACTTGCTTTGCTTTATGATCCGAATATCCATAATATTCTTTCACTAATTCTAAGGATTTCATTTTTTCTACCTTAAACCATTTCTGATAAGGTCTTTTGAATGATTTTAATCCATGATAATAAAAATCATAATGTAACTTCTTATCAAGAATATGATTATGATTCATCTCATTAACATAATACAAACAATCAATATGAACTGAAAGTGCCTTATTGACTATAAAAGGATTATATTCCCTTTCTTCAACAACATCTCCAAACGCATATTTCTTTGTTTGTAATAAAGAAGGAAGGATATCGCCAAATAAATCTGCCATTACTTCCAAGTCCCTTCAGACATAATTTCAACAAAAAATGCTAATAGTTGAAGTTCAACATCAGCAACAAATGCTGTTTGATATTGATATCTAGCAACCGTTAGGACCAATTGTGGAATATATCCAGGATGGACAAAATCATAAAGTCCATCATAAATCCTCCTATAAATCAAATCTGGAGAATTATCAGAATTATTAGATACCCATTCCCTAACTTTAGTAAAATCCTTATCTTTCAAGAAGTTAATGAGATCTTTTAGTTGTAGATCTCCAACTTGAGTTAGAATACCAATATCAATTTTTCCATTAATACCATACCTTTGTAGTTCAGATAGAATCTTACGATTGTCTGGATACCACTTAGTTATAAAAGATGCAATTGCTTCCTTATCATGTTCAACACCTTCCATATCAAGGATATTACAAACACGCTTAAAGAATTGTGTTAACAAATTCTTCTTTTCTGTCTTATTTACATGAAAATCAATAACAGCACATCTTGATTGAATAGCATCGGAAAATTTATTCTTATGATTTCCAGTTAGAATAAATGTACAATTCTTTGAAAATTCCTCAATACCAGCACGCAAAGCAGCAAAACAGTTTGGTGTTAAAAAGTCCGCTTCATCAATGATGATTACTTTTTTTCCACCAGATAAAGAAACAGAAGATGCGTAATTTGTAATCTTTACCCTAAAAGTATCAATACCATTTTCGGAAGAACCATTTAAAAATAGATGATCACACCCAATCTGATCACACATTGCTTTCGCAGCAGAAGTCTTTCCGGTTCCACAACTACCAACAAGAATTAGATTTGGAATTTCTTTCCTATTAACATATTCTTGAAGAGTAGTTTTAATTGATTCTGATAAAATACAGTCTTCCACTGTTTGTGGGCGATATTTTTCTGCCCACAAAAAATCATCTCTACTCATAATATAGACCTCAAAATTATTCTACAATATCATAATTAAGTTCAAAGACATTTTTATCACATGGATATCGCTCCCCATTAATATCAATAATCAAATAGTCCCCAGGATTTCCATAAAAACGACCTTGCTCGGTCGTTATAAAAAATCCTTTTGGGTGATTAATTTGGATTGCTTTGACAAAGATTCCGTTCTTTTTGGCAATTAAAAATCTATTTTTATCCAAAAGAACAGCATCAATGTCAATCATAAAATTATACTTCTTTAGACTTTGCTACGATACCTTCATATAAAAGTTCAAATTCTTCTTGTTCGGCAACAACTTCTTCAAAATTTCTCTTGTGGTAGGTCTTTGCCATCTTACGAATAAGTTTCTTTGGGATTTTTAATTCTTCATAAAGATTGTCGAGAATATCTTTAATAACTTCTCTCTGACTTTCCTGCATTGTAAAAACATCAGACATTTCCTTCATTCCATTCTTTAGAATGCGAAGCTGTTCTTCAGTAAGAGTTCCAAAAGTGGATGATACAACAGTAGTCATCTATTCCTCCAATTAATTAAACGAACTAGAAGTTTCTAAGGTAATAAAATATGTCAATTCTCTATTACTATCATAGAATTTGGCAATACCCTTTGATGAAATTTCAACTTCATAATTTCCTGGAATTAACTTTAAATTTTCAGTTTTAAATACTAACCGATATGAATTACCATTTGAAGGAACATTAGAAAGGGTTAGATAATTTTTATGCGAACTATCATCATTAACATCAAATGCCTGAAGATCTACAGATTGTCCATCAGATACAATAGAAATATTTGGAGATCCTAAAACATTTGCCGTTCTTAAAATCCAATTAAAATCATCTTCAGTCAGAGAAAACGTAACATCCACTGAAGGTAGATTTGGACGCTTATCCGGAGCAGTAACGATCATAGATGGGTCAGTAAACCGATACTTGATTCTCGATCTTCCATCCATTCCCCCTTTAATAATAACGTGCTTGGTATCAAATTCCAATTCTGCACTATCCTTATATAGAGAGATTACCGAAAGAAAATTGTTTAGATCATAAATTCCAAAATCTTGAGGGATGGTTTCTGAAATCTTAGCATCTGCTAAGATATTCTTTTGTGGGGATACTGTAGAAAGAGTATCTCCTTGCTTAAATAAAATACCAGAATTAATCGTAGAGAAATTCTTCAGTAGTGTTAACGTTTCAACAGAAAGTTTCATTATATATTACCTCAATTATCAATTATTTTTCACTATCACTCTGAATATGAAATGTAGATTGTATATTGCCAACATCTCCAGTAGAATAATGATCGCTTGAAATTTTATCGAAAGAATCAATTGAATTATCAATCAATTCCTCTTCCCACATTTCAATTCTTCTATTAAGAGATACAATAGCCTCTTTTACATCTTTTTCAAGTCCCTTATGACCACGACCTCCTGCAACCAACAATTTTTTAATTGCGTGTTGGATGCAGGGATCCGTCACATTAAATAATTCTAGTACCCTATAAATATCTACATAGTCATATGGGACTTTTTTATAATAATGTGAATACTCTTTCATTTTTTATAGTTCACCCAAATGTTGAGCAACTGCTGGAAGATTACCAGTGAAGATATAAGTTCCAACATGACTAAGCTGCATCCAAGGACATAACCAAACCTTAATACCAAGTTTTCTTACTTGATGACAGAAGCAATAATCTTCAGAAAGAGTTCTGCGAGATTCTGGATCAATGAAAACATTAAAGAATGAGCAGATTTCTCTAGAACCATCAAAGTTTGCTTGACCAACATGATCTGGTTTATACATATACTCTGGATGTGCAGCTTGGAACTTCTCAAAGATTTCACGCTTTGCCATAAAGAATCCGGTTCCAATTTCAGAAACTTCCAAAGGATCAGTAACAGAGAAGCGTTCAGTACCACCAACTGGATTGAATACCATTGCTCCGGTCAACTTTTCATATTCCTCCAAAGGAAGATTTGGATTCTTCTGGATCGCCTTATAAAGTTGTTTCCATTCAACAGACTTCTTTGGATATGGACCACCAACAAGTTCCTTATCCAAGGCAAGCATTGCTATAATATCTTGTGGATTAAATGCAACATCAGCATCAATAAACATCATATGAGTACAATCACTACGATTTAGAAATTCATCTACAATATAGTTTCTTGCACGTTGAATCAAACTCTCATTAAATAGAAATGAGAACTTTGTGGAAACTCCATAATTTGCCAACATTGTCTGAAGATCAAGAAGACTCTTCGCAGTCATACCAGTCATCATACCACCATAACATGGCATTCCGATAAAAAGACTCTTCTTAGTTAATTCTTCCTTACTAATTTTAATCTGCATAATTTACCTCAATTAAACATTACAATATTATTATAATATATATATGCGAAAAAATCAAACTTTTTTATTGTTGATTCATTCTTTGTGAAAGAACAGTTTTTGCCCATTGCTTCATTCTCTTCTCCTTCTTTTTTAATCCCATCTTTAATGCTAGAGGTTTGGCAACAGATTCAAAAGTTATACCATTTAAATGGTCTATCTCATGTTGTACTATTCTAGCAGACATTCCATCTAAAGTAAAGACTTTATTTTCTCCAGTTTCTGTTTGAAACTTAACTGTAACAGTTTTTGATCTACTAATTCCAAGAATTAGAAACGGAAACGACAAACATCCTTCATCCAAATGAGTGGTTTCTTGAGATGAATTTACAATTTCCGGATTGAATAATGTCATATATTCATCTTCAGCACCCATCGACAACACTCTATATGGCAACCCACATTGAGGAGCAGCAACACCAAATGCACGATGTTGTTTTGCTGTTTCTTGTAATCTATTTGCCAACTCTTTTGGATCAACATCAGAATTAAAATCAAATTTTGGCATGACTTGTTTCAATATTGGATCATTTTCAGAAACCAATTTATATGGTTCATATACATCTTTAACCCTTACAGCAGTTGGATTTGATGTGTCAATTGTAATAAAATCGCTCATTTTTTATCTCGCTTCAATCATTTTAGTAAAATTCTTTTTCTTTTCAAACTTTAATGTTCTATCAAACTTATCTCCTAAAGCATCACCACGATGACTAATCACAATAACATTAGTATTAGTATCTAGGGATTCAATCAAATCTAAAAATTGATCAATACCATTTAAATCTAAAGCTGAGTCCAAAGTTTCATCAAAAATCAATAGATTAGTATTGACAGAATTCTTCATTTTGGCAATTTGTCTAAATGTGAATAATATTGAAAGATCAATTCTTAATTTTTCTCCTTCTGAGAAATTTTCATATTTAAATTCATCTCTATATCTGCTTTTAATAACTTCTTCAAAATTTTCATCAATATTAAAATTAACAAATAGATTTAATTGAGACAGATAAGCATTTATCAATTTATTCATGATAGGAAGGTATTGTTTGATGATTCTGGTTTTAATACCTCCATCTTTCAATAATAAAGAAACAAAATCATAATATTTTTTATTGGTAGAAAATGAATCCTTTTCTTTCTTATAAAATTCTAATTGATCCAACAATTCATTTAATCTATCATTAGTATCTTCAAATCCATCAACATGACTTGAAATTTCAGAAATGGCAGATAATTCTTTTTGAATATATTTCTGAATTGCAATGACAGAAGCATTTAATCTAACAATTTCAGTTTGGTGGTCAGTTATATGTTTAGATATTGAAGTAATTTCGGAAAGTCTATTTTGAATATTTAACAAATCAACATTTAACTTATCCAACCCAGAAATTAACTTCTCTTGTTTCAGTTTTGATTCTTCAATTTGTTTATTCTTAAATTCATCTTCAATAGATTGTTTACAAGTAGGACAATTATCATTATTTTCATAAAAAGAACAATCCTTCTTCAACTTACTAATATTAGTCTCCAACTTTGATTCAAAAGAAATTAGTTTATCTTTTGACTTTTCAATTGAAGTTTTATCAATAATTCTTTTTTGTAATATAGAAATATGCTTTTCAATTAATAGTATATCAGATTGAATTTTTTCAATCTGATGATTAGACTTATCAATTTCCTCTTGCCTTTTCTTTATTTGATCTTGGGTATTCTGTTTATGCTCATTAATATTTTGTTTTTGCAGATCAATTTTTTCATTGGTGACATCAATGCCATAATCACTCTTAGAAATTTCTTCTTTTATTTTTGATAATTTATCTTTAACTAAAAGATTCATTGAAGAAAAAATTTGAATATCCAATAACTCTTCAATGATTGATCTCCTATCAGCAGCAGACATCCCCATAAAAGGATTGTATCTGGCAGAACCAAGAATAACAACATTAATAAATGATTTATAATTTACCTTTAGAATATATTTCTCAAGATGTTCTTGATAATCCTTTGTTTTCGCATCTTGATTAATTAATATGTCGTTACAATAAATTTCAAATATATTTGGTTTTAATCCCCTAACAATCTTATATTCTCGTTTACCGATTGAAAGGAATAATTCAATCAATAGATTACATTTATTAATAGAATTAATTATGTTTGGTTTATTTGTTTTGCGAAATGGTTTCCCATAAAGAGCAAAAACAATAGCATCCAACAATTGACTTTTTCCAGCACCATTAGCCCCAACAACTAATGTCTTTCTATGAGAATTTAAATTTATTTCAATTGGAGAATTACCAACAGATAGAAAATTTTTGATTTTTATTGATTTAAAAATAATCATATAGACTCAATACTCATTGCATCATTATATAATGTACTCAGAATGGATTTTATCTTATTTGAATCCAATTCTTTAGTTTTAATACCATCAATATATTTTCCAAGAATTGTCAATGTATCTTCAGTCTCATCAACATCTTGAATTTCTTCACTTAAAACATCAGTCATATCCTCAATGATAACCAAATCAATCGGATTTATTTTATATAAAGCATCAATGAATAAGTCAAATAAATATGGATTCAGTTTATTCTTAACAACCACTTTTATATAAGTATTTGTTAACTTTTCAAACTCTCCATCTTCAATTGCTTGTTTTATAACATCTTCTTGAAGATTATCATCATAATACAACTTATTAAACATGGCATATGGGTTTTGAATAAACTCAACTTCCCTAGTTTCCAAATCAAAAATATGAAATCCTTTTGGATCTGAATAATCATGCCATGTCAATTCTGAAGGAGTACCAACATAGTAAATATTATCTCTGTGTGAACGATGATGGTAGTGTCCCGTGAAGACAAACTCAAATTTATTAAATATCTCAGGACTCATTCCTTCTTCACATACGATTCCCTTATACATTGAGAAATCTCTAAGTTCCAAATGTCCCAAACAGATATCAGATTTACTTTCTTGTATAACTGAAATACATTGATCATAATTATCATTACAGATCCAAGGAATAATGGTCAAAGGAACATCATACAACTCAATATTTTGAGGAGAATCAATAATTCGGACATTCTTATATTCTTTTAGTAATAGTTTTTGAGAATTAACTTCAATACTATCACGATAGAAAGAGTCATGATTTCCTACCAGAGTGATAAGTTCAATATCATATTCATCAAACTTATCAAAAAAATATTTCTTACATTCAGACAATCCCTGTAAATGGGCATTCTTTCTATTGTCCATCAAATCCCCTAATTGAATAACAGTTTTAATATTATTATTAATCAAATAAGGAAAAAATACATTTGTAAAAAATTTTTCAAAATAAGAATTAAATGATTTGGACCCATTTCTTATAAGGAAATGAGTATCGCCTAGGATAGCAACTTTCATCAATTCTCCATAATATTTTTAATCTGAGCAAAATCAATAGTTTCATATTCCATCAATAAATCTGCCATTTTTTCAACTTTAGTCCAATTCTTCTTTAGAATTTTTTCAGCAGCAGAATAATTCTTTTTAATAATCAATTCAACTTCCTTTTGGACCACTGTTGTAATTTCTTCCATGCCGGACTTTAGTTGAACAGAATTAGTAAATCCATTTTCATCAACAAATTTTATCGGAGGAACTTTTTTACTCATTCCCCATTCAGTTACCATCTTTGTTGCTATTATTGTTGCTCGTTCAATATCGTTTGAAGCGCCAGTAGTGATCCCATCAAAACCAGCATATAATTCTTCAGCAATCCTACCACCATATAGGGAAGCAATTTGACTTTCTAATTTTGTCCTACTAACAGAAACAAAATCTCTTTCTGGCAAAAACATAGTAATACCTAATGCCATTCCTCTTGGGATAATTGAAACTTTATAAATTGGATCGTGGTCTTTTGAATAGTACCCAACAACTGCGTGCCCAGCTTCATGCACCGCCGTCATTTTCTTTTCATCATCAGACATAGTGAATGTTTTTCTCTCAACACCCATTAAAATTTTATCTTTCGCCTTTTCAAAATGATCCATTTCAACAGATTCAGAATCTTCTCTAGAAGCAAAAATAGTTGCTTCATTAACAAGATTTGCTAATTCTGCCCCAGAGAATCCGGAAGTTCCTCTAGCAATACGTTCTAAATCAACTCCGACATCTAATGGAATGTTCTTGACATGAACTTCTAATATTTGTCGTCTACCATTTAAATCCGGTAGTCCAACAGAAACTTGACGATCAAATCTTCCTGGACGAAGAAGTGCTTTATCTAGAACATCTGGTCTATTTGTTGCACCAATAACAATGATTCTAGAATTTGTTCCAAACCCATCCATTTCAACCAACAGAGCATTTAGAGTTTGATCTCGCTCATCATTTGAAACCATTCCAGAACTTCTAGACTTACCAATAGCATCAATCTCATCAATGAATAATATTGCCGATTCATTTTTCTTCAGTTCAACAAACATGTCACGAACTCTAGACGATCCAACTCCAACAAACATTTCTACAAAATCAGATCCAGAACAATAGTAAAACGGAACACCAGCTTCATGAGCAACTGCTTTAGATAGTAAAGTCTTGCCAGTCCCCGGCTCTCCTGTCAATAAAACTCCTTTTGGAACTTTACCGCCCAATCTACTATATTTTTCCGGAAAAGTTAGAAAATCAATAATTTCTTCCATCTCTTCCTTTGCTTCGTCACAACCAGCAACATCAGCAAAAGACACTTCATTATGTTCATCTTTTTCAAGGAGTTTTGCTTTAGAGTTTCCGATTGACCCTAATCTACCCCCACCATTTTGCTTTCTCATAAAATAAATCCAAACCCCAATCAAAAGAAGAAATGGAATTGAATTGATGAAGATTTCAAAGAATAAATTTCTTTTTGGAGAAGCCAAAACTAAAACATCTACATTATGGTGTAGAAGGTCATTAATCATATTTGGATCGTGGTCTGGAGCAGTAACTATAAATTCTTCTCCAGTTTTTGCGATAACGTTAACAACGTTACCTTGAATTCTTACTTTAAATACTCCATCATTATTAACCATCTTAATAAATCTTGTATAAGATGGTAAGAATTCATCCATATTCTGCTTTGGTTGGGTAAAATAATTAAATGCGGTTACTCCAGCAAATACCAAAGTAAATATAACCAATACCCTAACTAATAGTTGTTTATTCATATTATTATTCCTCTAGGAAATTCTCAATTCCTTTTTTTCGTTTTAGGTTTTCTTTCTTCTCCTTAACACTATTTTCATATTGAGCAATAAACTCATATAAATTTTCGTAAATTTGGATTTGTTGAACCGAACCATCTCCCAATTCTCGCATCTCTTCTTCATCAAGAGTTCCAAATTGTTCGGTTGCTTTATATTTGACATATTGTTGTTTCTTTTCTTTGGCAATGCGACGAATAAAGGCATACCAACAAATTTGAGTAAAATATGCGAATGGATTGGAGGATTTTTCTGGATCAAAGTTTTCAAAATACATTAGACAATTTTCTATTGCATCGGATATCATTTCGTCTTTGTAAGTATATTGACAGAAATTAGGTCGCTTTGCCAAATTATTGGCAATCTTCATAAAACATAGACCAATGTATTCTGGAATCTTTGGTTTTTTTGACTCTTCGTCTTTTGCGGAAAGAACTTCCGATTTATATTTAATAAGAGCATTCAAAAAGTCTTCATTATTAATGTATTGTTGTTTCTTTCTATTATCAACAGGATTTTGTTGGTTATCCATAACTGTAGTCTCTCAATATTACAAAAATATATTATACTTTACAATACACTAAAAGTCAAATCAATAAAAGGCTTGACTTTTGTTTTTTTTAATGTGATAATAACTATGTTCTGGGTTGATGATACCTTATCAAATATATCTAGTGTATTTGTTTCAGTACTTTAGCATCAAGACTTTCAAGCATTGCTTTTATCTTCTCTTTATCTTTCTTATTTGATTTAGTTTCAATATTGTAAGTATTAAGGAAATTCAAATAATATTCTTTAAATTCTTGTCTTGGTTCAAGAATTAACAGTATTTCTGATCTTGGAATGTCTGCTGAGTTTGTTTTTAGAAGATTAACTGGCAACCAAAAACTTAAAACCAATTCTTGCTCTTCTGTGCTTGTGTTGAAAGTTATATAAATGCTTAATGGATGGACCAATTTAATTGAGTCCTCACTTTCTTCCGTAAAAGAGATGACATCTTCTCCAGTCTTAAACCGTATCACATTAATATATCCTGACATAATTTTCACTCTAAATGAAAATATTTATCTCCATATTATTGAGAAAAATCTATCTTCTTTAATTTATAATCAAATTGTTCTTGGTTATACATCTTTACTCTCTCAAGAAAGTGTTTTAAAGAAAAGTTTTGATGCTTTCCAATTGAAAGGTCATCTACTATATCATATAGTGTAGCAATTTCTTTATTTTCATGTAATCTTAAAACTCTTCCTATAGATTGTAATGTTCTTATTCTGGATTTTCCAGAAATAGCAAATATAATATTATGTAAATTCTTAATAGAAACTCCAACACTCATGGTTCCGCTTGATGCTACAACAATAGCATTTTTTTCAGTTTCCAGTATTTTACGAATTCTCTCTCTTTCTTCTCCCTCAACTCCACCATGAATAAAATATACATTTCTGTTCCCCAGATGTTTTGAATTTTTTATCAATTCAAAAATAACTTTTCCATGAGTCTCTACAAAATTACAAAGAATGATGCTATTTTTATCTAAAGATAATGCTAAATTTTTTATGAAAGAATTTCTTTTTTTATTGGCAACCAGAAATTTTATTTCATCTTGATATTTTGCCTTTTTTACTAGTTTACAAATTTCAACATCATATTTTAATATTAAACATTTTATATTAAAATTAGCAACCTGTCCTCGGTCAATCAATTCTTTTGTCGTATTCAATCTATTAATGGGTCCAAACAATCCAATTAATGTATTAATATTAGACTTGATATTATCAACAGTTCCAGTAAACCCTAACCTATACGAAGCGTTTGTACATTTTTCAAGAATTGCTGTTAATTGTGTAGCTTTTGCTCCGTGCGCCTCGTCAACGATAACATAATCAAAATGTTCAAACCAAGATTTATCTTTTATGTTCTGTAAAGATTGCCAAGTTGATTTACAAATACTTTTTTTTGTATATTTATCTTGTCCAGAATAAATTTTATGAATATGATCATCAACATTCCAATGATTTAATTCGGAATAATCTTTAAAATCAGAATATAGTTGGTGAATAAGTGAAACGTTTGGAGTTATGATCAATCCTGTAAGTCCTTGATCTTGAAGGTAACGAGTAATCATATAAATGATAAAAGATTTACCAGAAGACGTAACCGACAGACAAACATTCCTTTTGTTCTTTATTGAATCAATAAACCCTTTTACTTGATAATCTCTAGGTTCTATTGGACTTCCTTTATTGCTTGGATTTAATTTTTTAACATATTGAACTAGTTCTTCATTTGATATTAAATTATTATCAATAATATCTTTTTGTTGGTATGTATATTCTCTTGACTTACAAAAATCAATAATTTGTTGAAGGAGTCCATAATATATAATTCCTTTGTTGCGAGAAACTATCTTTAAGATGCGAATTTTTCCATCCCACATCTTTGCTTTATATCTTGGGTGAAACTTATATCCTTCGGCAAAGAATGTAAAAACATCTTGTAATTCTTGGAGAGTTGATTGTTCTGCTAGAATATTTAGATATGCTTCATTACATTTTTCAATTACAACATCAACCATTATGCCCCACTCAAGAATTTCTGATATTCAACATAAGATTTCATTTGAAAACTTCTACTTCGTATTTCTGCCATAATGTGTTCGCAATTGCTCACAGCAATATCATGAAATGTTTTTGTTTGTAATAATTTTGTTAGAAGTTTATCTGAATTTAAGTATCCTTCTAATGATGACTTTGAAATGCGAAGATCAAATTGTTCCCATCCATATGTCTCTAGGGATTCTTGGTCCAAATGTCCAAGATAATATGCAGATCTAATCTCTTTCATCTTATCATATCTTAGTTTTGCCTTAAATGATTCTTTTTTATGATCATTCAAAAATCTAAGGTATTTTGCGTGGATTTGGGGGATTCTTGCGATTTCCCCCAGAATATTCGTTTCATCAAAACCACAGTCTTTTGTCCAATGATCTAGGACATCTTCAACTTTATCCATTATATAAAAACCTCAAAAATTATCTTTCAATATTAAACAAATGAAACCTAAATGATGCTGATGCTGTAATTATGGTATCCGCACTTGATGTTGTGCTGAATTTTATTGGAGATAGTTCAACTGGAAACGCATTAAAAAATTTAACTTTCAACTTGGGATTATTTAGTGCGTTTAAAATAGTCAATTGTCCATCACAATATTGTGGTTGTTGAGCATGTAACGACATAAGAGATGTTCTATCCAAGTTTTTATATTCATCAAACGAACATGGAAAGGTATATCCTCTCAACCAATCGTGTATAACTTGCCAAGACCATAAATCTTCATCAACAATGAAATCAATATCAAACGCTCCATAAACCATTTTATCTCCAGGTCTTGGTAGATCAATAAATGGATTTGTTTGGAGCACTACATTAGAACTCAATCCAGGAATATTAATTTCTTGACAAAAATATGTTAGGGTAGAAATTCTTGAAAAGTTTACTTGAAACTTTGTGGGTTGTAAGTAATTTGAACTTTGTGGATTGCGATTTATTGCTGCCATAATATGTTTACCAGTATTTTATTTTAGTATTTATAATTGACAAATATTTCAATATATGGTATACTTAACAGTCAAAAATAGGATTATTATAAATATATTTATTTAAGTAAAATGTATTCAAAAGAAATTGTAGAGTTTTGTACTTTAATAAAACCAATAAAATTGTCCGTATCAAAAAATTCTAATGAATTGAAATTTAAATCCATTTTAATGGAAGAAACTTCCTTTCTTAATGTTTATACCATAGTTCCTCTATCTTTAAGATATTATTGTATTTTCAATGAAGTACATACAATCCCCAAATGTAAATGTTGTAATAATCTTGTAAAATATAAAGCAGATTACCCAGCAAAAGGATTCTCAGATTATTGTGGGTCTGAGTGTTCTCGCGCAAATAAAGATTCGGATAAACCATATCAAAAATTTCTTAATGATAAGGAATGGTTATATGAGCAACGAATCACTTTAAAAAAATCAAAAGAATTGATTGCACAAGAATTAGGATGCTCTCCAGTACCAATAACAAAAAAATTGGTTGAATTTTGTATTGAAGTAAAAAAAACTAATGTAAAGAATAAAAAAGAAGAAATTCCAGATAAAGAAACCCTTATTAAATTGTATAAAACAAAAACCCTTGTTGATATTGGTAAAATTTTTAATGTATCTAATGTAACCATATCAAAATGGTTTGATGAATATAATATTAAAAAATTAAATCATTCTAATACAATAAAAATCAAAGTTTTGCCTAAAATTATCGAAAAAAATATTGAAAGATATGGAGTTAATCATATCTTTGAATTGGAAGATATAAAAGAAAAAATAAAAAATACATTTATAAAAAAATATGGAGTTCATTATCATCCGATTGGAAGCACATCGAAAGCAGAAACGGAAATATTAAATTTTTGTAATTCCCTAAAAGATGGATTTAAAAAGGAAAGAATTTTTGGAATTGAGATTGATATATTTAATGAAGAATTAAAAGTTGGTATAGAGTATTGTGGACTATATTGGCATCAAGAAAAATATAGAGGAAGAAATCAACATAAAGAAAAATATACTATCTGTAAAAATAATGGAATTAGGTTATTGACTATATTTGAAGATGAATGGGTTAATAATAAAGAACTAACAAAGAAAAAGATATCTCATATATTAGGACATAATTATGATATGAAAATATATGCGAGAAACTGTAAAGTTGATTATGTTGGTAAAGATAAAATAGATTTTTTTAATTCTTATCATATACAAGGAAATGGAAACAGTTCGATAAATTTTGGACTTTATTATAGCGATGCCCTGGTTGCAGTAATGGGATTTATAAATCATAAAAATAATAAATTTGAACTTACAAGATATGCGACAAAATATACTATTGTTGGGGGTTTTTCAAAATTACTAGCACATTTTAAATCTAATTATAATTGGGATGAAATAATAACTTTTGCCGATTTAAGATGGCATGATGGAGAATCTTACTATAAAAACGGTTTTATTGAGGATAAAATATTAGTTCCAGATTATTCATATGTTATTGGAAATAAAAGAATTCACAAATTTAATTTCAGAAAAAAATTAATAGAAAAACACTTTCCGAATGAATATGATCCAAATGAATCTGAATCTCAAAATATGAAACGGATTGGAATTCCTAAAATTTATGACTGCGGAAAGATAAAATTCGTATTAAAGAAATAAAAAAGGGGTCCGAAGACCCCTTTATAATAACTTTCGTTATTTCTCAGATTACATGATGTTCTTAACAGTAAAGATTCTGTAGTAAACGTTTCTACGAGCGTTTAGAACACCTGATCCTTGTGTAGTACCTTCAGCAAATGGGTTTGCTACCATACCATATCGAGTTTTGAACCCGATCTTAGGTTGGAAAGTACCTGGATCAACCGCACGAACCATTTGGAGAGGAACATACGGACAGTAGAATAGTCCTGCGTCATAAGGAGAAGTTCCCTTATAACCAACAGTAACTAGTTCGGTACCTGCGCTCATTCCACCGAAGTATGGGTCAATATAGACCTTAATACGACCATGTAATAGACCAGCGAAAGTATTACCAGTATCGTCAACTTGTAGATCAGCAGATAGTGCTGGAGTGTACTGTAGTACACCTGCCATTGCTAGTGCAGATGCTACGTCAGAAGAAACGATAAGGATATTACCCTTCCCTCTACGAGTTTCTTTCGCAATTGCGTTCGCTTCACGTTCAATGTGGTAGATTAAACCCTTGAAACGTTCAACTGACCAACGACCATTAGAATCGGTATCTAGGTCAAATACGCCTGGAGTAACAGTACCCCATTGTGCACCTGGCTTCGCAACAGTGTAGATTGTACGGATAACTTCGCGGTTAATTTCCGCTAGGATTTCAGTAGAAAGAATGTTGCTTAGTTCGGTTTCAGCGTCAAGACCATGAATTGCCTTCAAGTCTTGTGCTAGTTCTAGTGAGTACTCTGCCTTTAAC